GGAGATAGGCCAGTTGACGAAGTTTGAGAAAGCCACGGGCTTTTTCGTACCAGGTGACGACGGACTCGACGGCACTCATTTCGGCTTGGGGAGCACAGTTTTCATGACGGACGACGCGGCGGGCGCCATTTCCGCCACCGCCTGTTGCTGCGCGGCTTGGGCTCTCTGCTTGCGCTTGTTCGCAATGCCGGCTGGACTTTCCATCCACTTCGTCGGCACCGCTTGAATATCGGCCAACTCGGGGATCGCGACATCCATGTTGAAGTTGTCGAGGGGTGAGGCGTCTCCGGTCAACTGCACATAGTTCGTACAGTATTCCATCGTCCGCAAGAACCCGGCTGCATGTTCCGCCCTTGCCATACGAGACAAGGGGGAGTCGTACCGCACCGTATATTCCCCTTTGGCCTCTAGGAGAGCGGGGGGCATTGGTGGGACGAGTCGTTGTCTGACGAGTAAATCAATTTCGCGATCGATCATGGGGCCAAGCGATTCACTTTGCTGACGTCCCATTGTCGGAGAGAGGAGGGCACCCTTCTCTCGGGCGCGCTCAATGACTTCCGTGGCAGTCATTTGAGGTGACTCCACTAGAATCTGGAAGAGGGTCACGAGGAACCAATCATTGATGACGTGTTGCTCGATCGCCATCAGCTTATCCCCAATGGCGATGTTTCCTGTGGGCAGCGCATGAACGAGTGGCCGGCCCTCGGCGTTCACGCCACCGGGATTGACCGCCCCTGGCCGCATCGAGAACGTGTCGACAATGCCGTCGTCATGGGCCAACAGCACAGGATCCACCGTCCGATGGCCCTGCTTGAGCACCGTCTTTTTCATTTCATTCAAGGTCTTGATACTGGGGAGCGCGAACATCGCAGGAGAACGGCCGTAGGTTTCGCCAGGTGTGGTGACATACCGCGAAATGGAATACGGATTTGTATGGTATCCCCCCTCTTCAACGGTACATTTCCCGGTAAGTGACACGTAACATGAATAGAATTCCATTCCGTCGACATCGAGGCGCTCAGGATCATACTTTGCGGCGTCTCGAGGAGCGACCTTATGGATGAACCAGTGTTCTTTCGTGTGGGCATCGGGCTTTGTGATTTCGGCACTGAACACCTCGGGGAGATTCTCGAGTCCGAATCGCTCGACCGCTTGTTCGGTGGTGAAGGGGAATCGACGATATTGCCGGTCGATGATCCCCTGGTGGTTCTCAAAGAAGTACATCTGTCCGAGATGACAGGCCGAATACCGCAAGCCTTTCTCGCCTCTCATCCCTTGGAGGGCGTCAGTGTAAATTGTCCCGGTACCGAATGCGCCTAACATGACGTAATCTTCATGTTTCTGACTGGCAAAATTCGCTTTAGGGGCATATCGATGGCGGAACAACGCTCGGGTCAAGTCGTCAAACCAGAGTCGCACGGCGCGGTCTTTCAACAGATATTCATCGCTCGGAATCGCTTGATGCCACGTCGAATTGCGGGGCGTAAGCATCGATTCCATCGCCGCAGCGAATCTCGTCAGAGCAAGAGCCGCTGTGCTGTCGACCATCTCATGGGTGTTTTGCTCGCCTTTGGTGAGCGTGGTTCTGTTCTGGTTGCCGAATTGGTTGGCGTAATTTGGAAGCACACGAAGGGCGATCTGTTCCCAGTTGGATTCCAAGTGACCGCGCAACTGCGCAGCGGACTCTTGTTCCTTGATCACCTTCAGCGCGTTTTCGTCGGAATCTTTTTTGGGCATCTTATCGGTACCTATGGACCACCATCGGCCAAGACGTGAGTTTCGTCATCCCATCGAGCGTCGGTTCGCAGCGGCACTCGATCGTCAACGTGTGGTCCTCTTCATCGATCTCGCCGTCATCGTCGACCGGGCAGAGGTGAATCGCCGACTGCTTTTTGAAAATCTCCCATTTCACGAGACTCCTGACAGATACATCTGGGCGTTGGCTTGGGCTTTGCGTTGGGCTTGGGGATCGGTCAAAAACGTCGCCGCGCGCCCTTGACGATAGGCCGCGTCCCGGCGTTTCTTCTCCGCAGCCGCCGCGACCTCTTCATCAGAAATCTTCGGCGCCGTGGGCGGTGGCGTGGGAGACGGGCCCCCTCCAAACATCGCGCCCATTAGCTGAGTGCTCCGAGTCGGGATTCTTGTTCTTCGCCCAAGAGGTAGTCACTGGCCCGTGGTGCGGGCGTCTTGCGTCGAACCCCGGCCCCGCCTAACAGGGTTTGGATCCACGAGCCCACGACGCCGGCCCGCTCGCGGACACGCATCTCGTCGAACTGAGACTCGAGGGCCGTTTGCTGGGCCGCCTGTTCCGCTTCGGCCCGTTCTTCTGGGGAATCGCCTTTGAGGTAAATACCGTTGATCGGTTTCTGGGAGGGATCCGGAGCTTCCATCGCGCCCATGAGGACCACCCTTCGTGGGGATTCGAAGCCCTAGGGGCTGGCCTTTTGGGCACGCAGCCCCTAGTCTCTTCGGAACGTCGCCTAGGTGGTTCCAAGGGTTTCACCTAGTTGACACAATGGCGGGAAGTTTACCTGGAAAAGAGGTCGTAGTCAACATCCCGTGCGATGCGACCACGATTGCGGGTTTTGGAGGCGGACAGATCGCGTCGTGCTACTCGAGTGGCGAAGGTCAGAGCAAGGGCATCTCCATCATCCGGAGACGGATAGCCTCGATCTTTGAGTGACTCTTTCGCTTCGAGCATAACGCTATCAGAAGCCTTGCCAAAATAATCGTACTCAGGAGACACAAGATCACGAAACAGGTCAGGATCAGCGTCAATACATCCACCGCCCAGCCAGTCACGCAAGTTCGCCCACATTTCAGTTCGCTTATTGGCCCATTCTTTAGATTCCGCTCCGCTGCCAAACCACACTTCATTAACTTTGAATCCGAGTTCTCTGACACGATCAATCACCCCCGTTCCGTTGCCGGCGTCGATGTTCACCGCGTCCGGATTGTAGTGGGCAATGACTTCCGCAAGTTTATTCGCGACGAACATATTGTCTCGTTCAACGAATTTGATCGGGGCGATAGAACGAGCGTCACGACCTCGACGAAATCGGAAGACGGTTTTGTCGTCTCCATAACGCGCAATATCAACCCCGAGGATAAGAGGCGCGTGGTGATCTTCGTTGACCACTCGTTCTTGTGCCGCATGGACCACTCCGTTTGGGATGAATTGCCGATTGCCTTGTTTGGGGAACTGGCCGAGCACTTCCACGCGCACCGTGTCTGAATCGATCCCGTACTGCGCGATCATCTTCTCGAACTGCCTGAGATCGACACCTTCGACGGTTCGCGAGTCTAGCTGACGTCGGCGCCAGAATTCTTTGCCGGTGTGGAAGCAGTCAAAGAAACCCCCGCTATTGCGGCGAGGGTTCGAAAAGACGTGCCAGTACCGATCCAGAACTGGTTCTGTAAAGAAACCCTCGGTAACGGCAAAAATTTTATTGGGGATACCAGAGGCTTCATCCATGATGACTTGGACGCCGAGTGGGTTGTGGACTCCTGCAAAGGCATCGGGGTTCTCCTCGGACCAGAGTTGGCCCTGGGCATAGTAATACTGCGTATCGATCTTCAGTTGCTTTTTGACCAATTCGGCAAACCAGGGAGCGGGACGCATCGCCAGCACGGTCGTTTCGAACCAGTGGGCGTTGATGAGAAGCGATGTCCACTTCCCAATTTCTGCGAAGGTTCTCGACTTTAACTGCGTCTCAGTATTCGCCGTGACAATGGTCGTTGAGCCGATGCGCGTCGTCATCATCCAGTCGGTGAGCCAGCTTACAAGAGCGGATTTCCCTGGACCACGGCCGGATGCGGTGGCCTTTTGCCACATCTGCGGGTGGATGCTGAGGTCGATCGCGTTCTTCTGCGTTTTGATGTGCTCCGCAATTTCCCGTAAGTCTTGTTTTTGCCACGTCCTGGGGCCTTGGTAGTGCTCGAGGGGAGTACCCGGCACGCCCCACGGGTACGCATACATCACAAAGTTGTAGGGGTTATCCCTGATCTCGGGAGAATGGAGATCCCTGATGAGGGCTTCTTCGTCTTCTCGGCGTGTGGATGATTGGGACATTTAGTTGCTCGGCTTTTTTCGGGAAAGCAGAGCTAGAAAACCACATGAGGCTCTTAGTGACGCCTAGCGCAGTTTTATCACATTTCGCAAAAATAAAAAATAATTAGAAAATAATACCTAGCTTGTTAATAGGTACCGCGTGGCTACGCTCGGGCGAGCGAATCCGACCCCACCCCACCCCCCACCCCCCGTCTCTTTTGGGACTCCTGGTCTGAGATGTGATCGGATGTGCTGAGTCGAGCTAATTGAGAATGGTTGACACAATGTACATTATCGGACACTGATCTCATAACCTGTTGATATGCCTACTCAGACGGGAAGAGGAGTAGACATTATTTATTCTCAATTAGGGGTTTTGTCTATTAGTAGTGGTGTCTAGGCGCCGTCAAACGGGTTTTCGGTGTCTTTTGGGGTGTGTTCAATGACTCGTGTTCGAGCTTGAGAGAGTGCATCTCTTAGATTGATATTCTCATTCTGTACCAATACACGGTCGCCAAATCTCACTGGATCTGAAGTCTTTAGGTAGAACTGTATTTGATCTGCTTTGATCTTCACTAGCTGCGGACTGAGGTGCAAGTTATCGT